AGCTTTGAGGTTGCATTCTTTTTGCCGTCCTTTGTAAGCTGAGATACGGTTTTCTGTTTGCAGTTTGTACCTGCACCTGTTCTTACATTTACATTTGTTGTAAGCGTTACAACATCGCCCTTTTTGAAAGAGCTTGTTGCAGGCTTTTTCACAGCAGCTTTGAATGGTGTCTGGTTCTTCGGTCTGAGAATGCCGTTTACATTTTCACTTGTAAATGCCTTTGTTCTTAAGGTCATTGCTTCATGCTTACCTGTTGCATTCTGATCATAATACTTGAACTTACCGTTTGCGGATGGCTCTGACACAATAAAGATATGCCCGTATGTACCGCTTGTTCTGATACCGATATCCCCTGCCTTCAGCTCTCCGTTTTTATATTTTGGTGTAACGAACTCAAAATTATTCTTCAGCCATGTGCTGTTCTTTCTGTCTGTCCACCAATTCTTTGCATTGCCCCAGAAGCCTTTCTTTAATCCAAGGCACTTATCTATATAGCAATCAATCAAATCAACGCACTGAACACCATACACACCGTCATAATCTGTTTTCTTGCCGAGATACTTCTTTACCCATTCGGAAAACGAGAGAGAAGCTCCGCCGAGCTGTTCCGGGTTTGCAGGCGACTGCAAATTCATCAGTGCGGCAATACCTGCAGATGTAGCAGAAAGTGCAAGACCGATTAAGGCGGTTTTTATCATATCTCTGTCGCCTGTGAAATCTATGCCTGCAAAATTCATTGCCACATATGCAAGCGCTGCCTGCAGAAAGGTTTTAAATACTCTTTTTGTTGTTTCCTTAGTCCATTTTATATTTTTCATTTTGATTCCTCCGTAAAATTAATGAATTATAAGCGCAAGCACTGCACCGATAACAGCACCTACAACAGTTGTAACAATACTTGTCCATATTGTTCGTTTAAAATATTTATGACTCTCGGCAGGCTCTCTCTCAAGCCTTTCTAGTCGGTCTCCTTGTTTGGTCTGCTCTTTAGCCATATATTCCATATTGACAGCAAGAGTTTTTACTGATGTTGTTAATTCCGTTAAAGTTTTATCCTTTTCCTCCTGCTCATTCATACGGTGTTTAAGGCTCTTAATTTCGTTTTCATGGTCTTTAAGAGTTACTGCAATTTCTTCGTTCGTCACATCAGTTTTCCTCCGATTCAAGAATTTGCCGCACCTGTTCTTTTAACTTTTCAGGCACTTCATTAATCGTTTTCTTTCCCTTCCTGATAAGGTCTGCATAAACTTTTGGCATAGATTATCCCTCCATCATTTCATACACATCACACAGCGCAAGTTGTGTGTCTGTGAGCATATTTTCAAGATTTTTATTTTTTTCAGATAAAAGCAGTATGTACTCATCCTTGCTGTATTGTGTCTGATCATATTCATATTCCGTATGAGAGCCGTTTTCATCAGTTACTTCTATTTCTCTGAAGTTTTCACTTACCCATACTGAATATTCATCAATTTCTGTTTCTTTTGGCTTTATTGTGCTTTGCACTAATCCGTGATTTATCATCACATACCTCCTTATTCTGCTGTCGGAACATATACCGTTCGGCAGCCAAAGTTTCGTGTTCTGCTATTTCCTGTATCCGTAAAGTTGAACAGAAACGGACCTGCCATTGTGTTGTGTGTCCAGCGACCGCCGAAGGTAGCCGCTTTCGCACCATTCAAATCGGTAACTGCATTAAAGTAATCCCCTACGGGAAGAGCAGAGTTGCCGCCTGTCTGCGAAGCAAGAAAAAGCCAATCGTATTCTTCTTTTCCGTAGCCCATTGCATTTATGTAACCGTTTCCGTTTGCAACAGTAAAACCAACTGCCTTGTAATTACCACTGTGCTTTAAGGTTACAAAGTTAAAATCATCCGCTACATAAGGCTCTCCGCCTGCCATTTCCCCGTTTCCCCAGACATTAATGCCGTTTATCATTTTCCATATATTCCCCCAAGGATTTTCCACGCCTCTGTAGGTTATTGATTTTTTGCCGTCCTCGGTATATGTAACAGGTTCGATTTCAGAATTAAAACGGAATGCTGTTCCTGCGGTTGTGCCTGTTGCATTGCCACGGTTTCTTGTTGAGCCTGTATTTCCTGCACAATTGGTATTGGATACCTCTTCAATGTTTACAATACCCTTGTTTATTGCATTCTGCATATTCATCATTCCGAATTCAATCATCATAAGCATCTGATTTGCAGAAAGCGTTTTGATTGTTTCACAATGCCAGCCTTTGCCGAAATTGCTGCATAGCTTTTCGGCATTGCCTAAGGTTATGTTTTTATACAATCCCGAAATAGGCTTTCCGTCGCCATATGACAAAATACAATCCTTTTCAAGATTTGTTTCCGTATCTGTATTTAAAGCATCGGTAATATAGCGTGCCTTACTGCTGTCAGGCAGATAATCCTTGAAATATACACCCTCATAGGCTGAAAGCAAAATATATTCAACTGCATGTCCATTCTCGTCATAAAATGCAGGATGAAGCTTAAAACCTGCTTTCGGAGTATCTGAAACATAATAGTTTGCTTTTCTGATATGATAACCAAGTCCGTCTGTGTTTTTATCCATTTTAATCGGAACAACCTTGTAATAAAAAGCAGGCTGATAAACCATTGCCTGCACATTTACATCAGCATCCGAATAATCCGCATCTCCGTAAAACGCTGTTATCGTTCCGTCAGATTGAACATTGCATCGCTTTCGTCCGCCGAACATGGAAAACTTATCAAAATCCGCACCTGCACTTAAACCGGCAGCCCCGGCAAGTCTTGCAAATCTCTTGTTTTCATAATCAACCTGTAAGCCGAGAATATCCTTTTCGCCTTCATATCCAAGATACGCATTAATGGTATTTACTGTATTTTCATTTACCCATTCGGCAGTAGGCAAAAAATTTTTATTAAACTGAACGGGAATATTAAATTCAATCAGATTAGAATACTCTGCAACCTTGCCGAATGCGATTCCTGTACCGTCTTTATAAACATCGACTAAAGTAAACGCAGTTGATAACGGCATCGTTTCATAGACAAAGGTTACTCGATCATGAAGAAGCCACATTATCGTAAAACATTCTTCGGTATTCAGATCAGGAATAATTGTTTTACCGCTAAAGGTCTGTTTGCCATTACAGCTTATCGGATACTCTCCTATTGGTTCTGCATTCAGAACATTTTTTATACCGCTCTCAAAAACGGCAACAGAAGCACTTGCTATCCAATTTCGATAAGCACCATTATCCATAAGTCCATCAACAGCAAAAGTGTATTCAACAAGGCAGCAATCGCCCTCATCATCAAGCGTGCCGTCTTTTAAACAGCGATGCACTGCAAAGCTTGATATCTTTGGAATTGTATATGGTGTAATTTCAATATATGATCTTGTTTCATTTGTAAGCCCTCGGCTGTCTGATACCTTAATGGTTACAGGAATAAAACCGCCTGCTGTTTTCGGAATAGGATTTGTTATTACCGTATTGATTGCACGGTTGTTCGCTTCATTTAAGAAGCTTGTTTCTCCAAAATAAGTTTGACCATATAAGGTTGTGCTAACAGATTGAACAGTTGCATCGTTTTTAGGTGTTACTGTATTCGTAATTTTAAAATGCACAAAACCTGCAAGATAAACATTTTTTAAATCTGTTCCTGTTACATCGCTTATTGCTGAAATTTTCGTTTCAATAGATGGCTTATCGCTTTCCGGCACACGAATGGTAAGTAAATATGATTTACTTCCTATCAATATATTTGTTTCGGAATCATATGTTTTACATTCAAGTGTTGCAACACCTATCTTTGACGAGGAATTAATAACACCTGCAAAGCTTTCGGGAATTTTCCAACGGGTAACAGTTTTTGTTTCGCCGACTGTGTCGCCCAAGGGTATAGATTCAGTTAAACCATTCAGTTTTAAAGACAGTGCGCAAGAACATTTTGGCTTATTTGTGGTTGTTATGTGTATACTTCCGCCTATTTCCGCATCGCTTCGGCTTAAAACAGCAGTTATAATTTTATCAAACGGTTCAAGAAAGATTGCTTCATTCAGACGAAAACTGTCATAGAATGTGCCATCTATCTTTCTTCCGATTGAAATAATATAATCAATTGACGGAGCAGCTCTGCCGTAAACATCAAAATTAACCTTATCTGTATATTTTGTTGTATGCGTAAGCCCGTTTCTTTCTATAGCAGTTCGCATTCCTGCGGGAAAGGTTCGGCTCATTGATGAATTAATACCATCATAATAATCAACACCAAAATGTTTGCAAGAAATAGTATCACTTTTAGCAATTATATCCTCCTGAGAATTATTGGTAAAAAAAGCACCCCATGTAATCTCTTTGAAATAATTACTGCTGTCAGTTTTAGTAACCTCCCACTCGATTTCAAGTATATACTTGTCATTTTCATAGGATTTTTTCAATATTCCGCTTTCTGCCATATTTACACCTGCCTTATCTTTTTAAAACTGAGATTTCCGCTGCTTCTCGGAATAAGGGCGAAATTGCCGACTGCAAGCTTTTTTTGAGCTAAAATGCTGTCAATATTAAAACCGTCACTGTTCATATATGCCTTAGCCTCTCCATTTCGGTTTATTGAGAATTCCTCATTATTCATTATTAAATCTGTAATATTCCCCTGCTCGCCGATTTCAATCGTTCCGTTATTGAAATGGATATATTTATTAATTACATTAAGCTGTTCATTGGCACCTGCCGTATCCATATTGACCTTTTCCTGAAGCTCCGTAAAATTCATATTTATGCCTGCTGCAGTAATTTCAAGCTGAGCCGATACAGTTTCTTTTAATGCTTCCAAATCTTTTGTTTTGGCACATTCCTGAACGGCCTGCATAATGATACTCTGCGAGCTTTGTATCAATTCCGTATAGCCTGTTCTGAATTCGGACAGAGTTGAATTGATATTGCCTATCGCCTGTGCTGCTGAAGATATTTTTGAATTCATTGCATCAAGCGTTGACGGCTCATTCTGTGCTTCTGCTTCCGTTTTGCCTACTGATGAAATATTGCATATCAAGCCGCCGTCATATATGTAATCCAACTTCATAATAGGCAGTTTATAGTTGTTTCCGTTCACATCGGTATATTCGACAACATCAAAGCACTCCAGCGTAATATCTCCTGTTAAATGCTCTAAGCTTATAACACGATATGAGAAAGGCTCACTCCGTTCCGATATTTCTGAAAAAACGGAATCCAAATGAGCCTGTGTTTCTATTAACAGATTTTCAATAGAAATACCTGTACTGCCCTTCCAATCATCTAATGACTTTGGGGAAATCAACACCCTTTTATCATTATCATTTGATATAAAGCAGATATGGTTATCAACTTCAGAGATTGACGGATTGTTTGTATTATCATCCGTAAGCTCATAATCAGCCTTTGAAAACTGATAAAGCTGCAATTCATCATTCCTGTTGAACATAGCATTACAGCCTGCTGCACCTGCAAGATAAGCAATGGTGTCTTGCACAGTATTGCCTATATATTTTATCTTACCCGTTTCATCATCTGTTGTTGACGATGTAAACAACGAGGTTTTAAGCTTTGTTGTAAGCAAAGGGAATGAAGCAGATTTGAAATAAAAGCCAAATTGATTTGCAATATCTGCAAGATAAGCTAAAATGGTATGCTCCGAATTTTCATTAAGTGACGGAATATATAAATCCGTTAATGTTTTCATTCTGTCATACGCAGTAAAGGATGTTATCTGCCCTGAGCGTGCAGGCTTTTCCGGAAAGAATGTGCCTGCGTTTACCCACTCAACAATACCGCCAACCTCATAACCGATATACACTTTTGCTTCTCTGCCCTGAAAAATAACATCACTGTCAATATTCCAAAGTTCAGCATCAATATAATTTGAGTTTGCACAGCCAAGAGGATAATCATCCGAAGCACCTGCATAATGCAACTGCAATGACAAAATATTATTTTGCTCAACAGGATGGCTTGAATCTGTTTCATCATCATAACCGAAAATATACGCACCTGTTTTTATTTTGATTTTTGGTGCAGGAGCACTGCCCGAATTGAGCAGTGCTCTTAGTTTATCCGAAACTTTAATCAAGTGTATTCCTCCTTAGCGTTCAATCGCATCAACCTTGTAATCCGTAAAATAGCGGTAATTTTTTGCGACAGAATAAACATTATATGTAGGTGTTCCGAAATAACATTCAAAATTAAAAATTGTATTGCCTGCTGCATCCGTATATCGGATTGTATGCCATTCGGTTTTGGAATCAATAACATTATTCAGCTTATTCAGATCGGCAAGCGTAAGAGGCGGAAACTGAAGGCTTCTTGTTTTCTTTCTTGCAACAATACTGCCGTTCATTCTGCCTGATGTTGACCTTCCTGTGCTTGCAGACCATATTTTTTCATTGCTGAAAGAAATACCCTTAAACGCAGGCTCAGGCATCAACTCATTATCAATATATAACGGCATATTTCCACCTCCTTAAATTTTGATGGGACAATTGCCCGTTGCTTTGGTTCGTTTGTTGACATCATCAATAACAATATCGGTTATATGCTTACCGCCTATGTAAATAGGAATAATTATCGGACCTTGGCTTGATGAATTGGAATTACTGCCCATAATGCTTACAATACTGTGCGCAAGCTGTGTAATCCACCCGGTATTATTTTCGAGAGGCATAACGGCTTCCTTACCGTGTTCGCCGACCATTGCAACAGTTGGCTTGCTGATAATACCGCCTGTTTCAAGATACGGAATTGACGGAATAGAAAAAAGCTGATAACTGCCGTTTGAAATATTCAGTCCGAGTTTACTGAAAATATTTGATATTGTTCCGCCAAAATTAACTTTCAACTTTGAATTAATTTTATCAATTGCTTTATTGATAAACTTTATAAAGTTGTTTGCAATCTTTTTGAATGTTTCAGATGCATTATCCTTTATGTTGGCAGTAACAGTAACCGCTTTGTTCTTGATGGAATCCCATTTTGATTTTGCGGTATTGAAAGCATTGTTTATAGAGCCTTTTACAGTGGCTGTATTCGTTTTGTTTTTAATATTGTCCCACTTGGTTTTCAGACTTGTAAATGTGTTTTTAACAGCACCTGCAATGGTATCTGTATTCGTTTTATTCTTAATGCTGTCCCACTTGGTTTTAACATCGGCAAAAGTATTCTGGACCTTGCCACTAATGGTTGTGAGCGCTGTTTTTCCACTTTCTTTTATGCTATCCCATTTCGTTTTCAGGTCACTGAAAGTGTTTTGAACACTGCCTTTAATCGTTGTTGTAGCTGTTTTGCCCTTTTCCTTGATGCTATCCCACTTTGATTTGGCATCAGCAAAGGTATCAGCAACTTTTCCATAGATAGTAGCCGTTACTGATTTGCCCTGTTCTTTAATCCAATCCCATGAAGCCTTAATTTTGCTGAAAGAGTTGTTTTCTTTGCCATTCAGTGTTGTTGTGACATTTTTATCTTTGGTGTCTTCGTGCCTTTTAAAAAGTTTATCCAACACAGATGTTGATTTACCTCTGAATTCGGTATTAGCGGTAAGATTCACATCGTTATCATCGTTGCTTCCAAACAGCTTTTTAATTAACGAGCCTACACCGGAAGCCACTTGATTTTCAATTTTAAATCCGTCAATTATAGCCTTGATTGCCGTTTTAATACTAACTGCTTTTGTTCCATCTGGATTAATGCCTAATTTTTTAAATACCCAATCCATAAAACTGTTAGTAAGGTTGCCTACAACCTCAAACAAAAAGCCTTCAATAGAAATCAAAACTTTAGCTATGCTGATTATAATATCTCCAAGTTTTAATCCTTCAAGAAATTTAACAATGGCTTTAGATACTGTTTTAGATTCCTTTTCATCTTCTTTTAATCTTTCGAAAAACGAAGCAATAGAATCACAAAGTCCTGTTATCAAGTTGTGAATTGTTTCTCCGGCTTTTTTCCAATCAATCGTTTTAATAGCTTTCAAAATGAAATCAGCTATTTTTTTGCCAAATGTTTTACCGTCAAAATTGATTGTAAAAGTATTGATTGCACCGATAACAGTATTTATACCTTTTCCTAAGATTTCCGCTGAACCTTCCCAATCAAAATCACGGATAAAGCCGTTGAGCGATTTTGTAATACCTCCAACAGTTTTATTGACTTTATCCTGAATACCATTCCAATCAAGTGCATTGATTTTGGAAATAACCTTATTCAGTGAGCCTGCTATTGTTGAGCCAACGCCCTCAAAATCGCTGCTGTTCCACAAATCCTTCAGCTTTTGCAGATAATTGCTTAATTTCTGTGATGCAGAAACCGAAGCGTTGTTATCTGATTTTTTATCACTGTCAGAGGAGGCATCGCCCACCTTTGTTATCTGGTCAAAACCATACAAATCCCTTTGTGATTCTGATAATTCCTTGGTAGAATTCGTTACACCATCCAGTGCCGATGAAGTTGATTTCAAGGCTGCACCGATACCCAATGATGAAAGCATATCCGCTATTGCATTTGTAACGGAAATCACATACGGCATCAGCCTTTCAAGCAAGCCTGTTATAAGCTGAATTACAGGAGCAAGCGCTTTGCCTAAAGAATTCTTTAATGCTTCAACCTTGCTGTTCAATTCTTCATTGCTGCTGATATAATTGGAAACAATGCTTCTCAGCTCTCCAAAAATAGATTTAACAAGCTTAAGCCCTAATGCAACAATTCCGATTCTTTTAATGGACTTTGTTACATTCAGAAGCTTATGGCTTAAATCCGTTGATGATTTGCCGGCAATTGAAAGCCTGTTTTTGAGAAAACCAAGTGCGGATTTTCCAAAAGACAAAACACCTCTTGAAGCTTTTCCGACAGTTGATGAAAGCCTGCTGAATCCGGAAGTTGATTTTTGAGTTTCTTTGCTTGCAGAATTAAGCCTGTTTCTCATTGTATTCAAGCTTTCCGCGCCTGCTGCTGCCTTTTTCTTAAGGTTTTCAAGCTTAAGAGCCGTATTTGCCATAGCAGAATTAAGGCTGTTTTCCTGGGCAGACAGGCTCATTTCCGATTGCTTTAAGCTGCCTATTTTGCTTCTTAAAGTTTCAATTTCTTTTCCCAAAGATGAAAAGCTTTGTGTATTCAGCTTTTCGGGATCTATTTGAATTTTAATAAGCTGGTCATCAAAATGCTTTAATTCATCAGTTGCCCTTTTAATATCCGCTTCAAGCTGATTAAGCTGCTTAACCTCGCTATCAAATGGCTTTAAACCGCCATAACTTTCAATTTTCTTTTTCAGCTCTTCATAGGAGCCGGACATATCGTGAATATAGTCTGTAATTTCCTTACGGGCCTTGCGGATACCTTCTATACCGCCGTCTGTTTCCTTTATAAATTCATTCTGCTTTTTCTGAACAGCAGTCAGCTTATGACACTTATCAATCAGCTTCTGCATTTCCTCACGCTGTGTTCTGAGCTTTTCCTGAATTGCCGAAAGCATAGACCTATAATCCTCAAACTTTGCTTTTGTTGCAGCAATCGTTTCAGATACTTTAATCTGTTTGTCGGCAAGCGAGGACATTTCCTTTCCCAGCTTTTTGACATTATCGCAGGAAGAATTCATTGCATTGGTTATTTCCTTGCGCAGCTCATCTGTAACACCCGATGCTCTTTTCAGATCATCCGTAAATGTTTCCATTTTCTTGCGAAAGTCGGATAAATCGGCTGTGAATTTGGTACAGAGTTCTTCTATTTCCACAATATCCCCCCTTTCTTAATTTTTGTATTTAGCAATTTGCATTTCTTTGAAAAAAACTATACACCTCGGCAAGTCTGAATTCGTTGATTTCCTCATTTGTCCAGAATGGAAAAACCTCATAAATTTTTCCTGCATCTGCACCTGCAACATTTGCAGATACAAGCATTGCATGCCTTGAAGCAACAACTGCCTGCATTTTTAAATCCCTGCGGTCTGCTTCATTCTTTGCTTCAACAAATTCTTGTATTTCGCCTTGTGTATAGCTATAAATATCAAAAAAGGGAATGCCTGCAATACGGCCTTCCCTAATTAAATCCTCAATTGTCTGAACCTTATTCTGTTTTGCGAAAGGACGGATTCTCACTGTCCCCACTTACGACTTTTTCAATTCTCTCGCTGTCTGTAATCTGTTCAAACATCTTATCAAACACCTGATTGAAGCCGTCCTTAAGAGAATTCATCTGCTTTTCACTGAACAAGCCTGATACACTTGCTATATTAAACAAAACGCCTGCAAGCTCATTCATACCGCAAACGCCATTATCAACAAGCAAATCATAAAACTGCTCGCCGTTGACAGCTTCGGGATTTGTGTTGCCGTTCCAGGAAAGGGCTTCGTTTACAATTGCAATAAACTTTTCCGTATCCTGAACAGCAGACATAACAATATCAAGCGGTTCATCCTTGAATTCCTTTTTCAAACGCATCTGTGCGCCTACAGTGAATCTAAGCTGAAATACTGTTTTGCCTAAAACAATTTCAAGCACTCTTCTTCCGCTTTCGGTTACCTTATCCGTTAATTTAATTTTGTTTTCCATAATAAACCTCCGTAAAATTTAAAAGGGCGGAATCAACCGCCCATGTTCGTTAGGCTGAAGCCGTACCGTCTACCCATTTTGACTGTAATTTGAATTTTGCGCTGTAATTAATCACAGCATTGACACCAACACCTGAGATGCTTACATTTGGAATGCCGGTGCAGGAATGCGTTACACCATCGGGTGTTGTTACAACTATAGGCACAGTCTGTCCCTCAAGTGCTTTAATTTTTTTATAATCTCCTGTATCAGCGCCGTTATATAAGCCCTGAATTTCAAAGTCGCCATTTTTAATTAGACCGTCAATGCCCTTTTCAACCTCATCAAGCATTGTTGTAGCATCGAGCGTATCCTTTTCATTAGACATATCGCCGATTGAGGTATGCTGTTTCAAATCTACTGTACCAACCCTTACCTGAACACCAATTGAGGCAAGTCCCTTAACTTCAGTTTCAGTAGTACTCATATTTGTTTTCCTCCTTAATCAATAAATCTGTTAAACATTAAATCAACCCTGCTGCTATAACGAAATATTTTTCGCTTATAACCGCTTGGATCATTCATCATTGAATCGGGCGAAACGAATTGCCGTTTCAATCCCTTTTTCTTCATTTCCTTATCAATAAGCAGCGTTGCTTCAAGCAATTCTGCTGTGCTTAAAACCCACAAATCAACCTGAAAGGCGATATCCTGAACAGTAGGTATTTCAGTATCTGTGTTTGACAATTCAAAATATGTAATCAGCCTTTCACGGCTGTTATAGGAAACTGTATCAGGAAAAGCCATTTTAACCTTAATATCAAAGGACGGATTAACCTTTTCAAGCGTTTCCTTGATTTCATTTCGTATATCAATCATTTCTTCCCAAACACCTCCTGAACAGATAAACCTAATTCTTCTTTGATTTCAGGTTCTACCTCTTTCATTCCAGGATACATAAACGGCTGTGCCTTATGACCTTCCCACTTTGTTTTACGAACAATGCCGAGCTCGGAATCAAGAGGATGACCAGGTGCTTTGTAGCCTTTTGGTGTTTCTGTATCCCCTGCCTGTCCGGTTCCGAATTCCACATACGCAGCATAAGAGGTATTTGTTCTTGAACCGGCTGAGATAACATCGCCTTTATCCTCAACAAAAGAATGGATTGATTCTCTTAATATCGAAGTATCAACAGGACAGTTTTCCTTTTGAATGCCCACCATTTTTTCAGCCTTTTCCCTTGCCTTCTGCAAAACTGTATCATGTAACCTTTTGGGACTATTGCTGATTTTGCTTATAACAGCATCCATTCCCTGCATCGTAACATCAAAACCTGCCATAGCATTACCCCTTTTCTATCGTTACAAGAACATAGCTTGGAAAATGTTGTATTTTTCTTACAATATAATCAAGCTCTGTATTGTCCTCAAAAACGATTTTGTCGCCCTCTGAAAAAGGATTTGCCTTGAAATCAAAAACGGCAGATTGGAGTGTTTGAGCCATTCGTCTGCCGTGTTCTGTTTGTGCATTATCGCTTGTGACCTCTTTCCAATGGCTTTTAAGCGACTTTTCAGTTAAAGGCTTATCGGAAAACACTGTTTCTTCATAGCCTATGCTTTCAATAACCTCTGCCTGCTGCTTATACACATTGAAAGGGCGAAGCCATTTATCAGGTGTTTTCATTCGGAATTCCATAACGCACCACCCTTAAATGATTTAGAGAATTAAGCCGAGTTGTAATCAAGCTGCTTATCTTTTCGTTGAATTCTTCGGGAGTTGTATAGGAAACACTTTCGCTTACATCGCCCTCTGAATATGTATAGCTTTTTATATTGCCGTTTTCAGCATTGCTTTCTGCAGTCGACTGCAAAAGCATTAAATATGCTATTTCGTTTACAGCAGAACGAACACAAAGGGGCGGATTCGGATTATTGACATAATCTATAACACAATCAAGCGCATCCTCAAGCAACTCTTTTAATTCATCATCAGAAAGGCTGATATCCTTTGCCCTGCGCTTTAATCTGTTTACCGCTCTTTCGTTAATAAAAATACCGTTATCCATATTAACTCCCTTCAAAAACTATTTTTCTTTCTTTTTGGTCATTTTCTTCCTTGTATACCCGAATCTAAGATAAACAGCAAGGCTGTTCTTATCAATCGTAACTGCCTTGCCGTCCTTATAAACATTTACTGTGCCTTTATCCATTTAAAAGCACCTCTTAGCCCTCAAGCTTAACAAGAAGGTCTGAATCAAGAGTTTTGATACCATAAATAATATCAATAGAAATGCGGTCTGTTTTTGTATCTGAATTATAATCAAATACAACTCTTACTGCAAGACCGTCTGCAGATGCGATATAGGCATTCTTATTACCCAAAGGAAGCGCAAGACTTCTTGTAACAAGTGCAAGGCCGTTTCTGTGGAAACCGAGTGAATTCGGAGCTGTAATAACTGTTGCCGCAGCTTCTGTAAATGCCTTATGAATCGGCTGGTCTATAGCAACACTTTCAATTGTGCCGCTTGCCGCCGTCTTATCCTCGGTAATTCTGTAAATATAGCCGTCAATAATAAAGCAATCGCCGTTTTTAACAGTTGCTGCCGCAGTTGTAACATCAGTGAGCTTAATCTCTGATTTACCTCTTTCAGCGGTAACCTTATATGTTTTTGCACTTCCTGCCTTGCCGAGAATAGCGGCGGCAGAATAAGGTGCGTTCTGTGTCATATAAGTGTCCAATCCAAAAAGCTGTCCGAGTGAAGCTTTTCTTAATGCCTCATTGTCGCCTGCTGCCGATACATTTGTCATATTATCGTCAGTAACATAATTAAGCTTATGCATCGGATTAAGAACCATGCGACGATCTGTTACAGGGGCTTTAAAAATATCAAGATATGCACCAACCTGCGCAATGTCCTTGATTGGTTTCTTTTCGTCTTGTCCTGTTGTAACTGTTGCAACGGCATCCTGAACACCTGTTGCAATAAGGTCTGCATCCACTGCAACAGCAATAGCCTGCATTGCCGGTTCAAGAACCTGCTTTGAAAAATCCTTGATGTCAAGTGTCATTTCCTTTGATGTAACAGGAATAGAAACATCACGGAAACGGTCCATTTTTACATCAACCTTACCTTCTGAAATTTCCTGTTCCTCAATTTTGCCGGTAAAATTCTTTGCTACGAATTTAGACGGCTTTCTTACTGTAATTGTGTCGCCAACGCCTACAAACTCCTCGTCATAATCACGATGAACAAGGTTTGCCATTACAAGATTTGCTTTAAGCACCATAAGTGCCTCATTTGCAATAATGCTTGGTGTTAAAAGTTTATTTGCCATTATATTTTCCTCCTTAAATTTTATTTATGGCTTTTTCTCCACTTTTCATATTCGTGGAAATCTTCAGGCGGTGTATCTCCGCCACTTGGCTCATTTTCTGCTTTTGGAATGATTGTTCCTTTCATTGCCTTTTCCTTTGCCTCAGATACTGCAGAATTAAAAGCCTTTTCAAACGCATCTATATTCAGCTTTGATTCATCGGCATCTGTACCTGTTAAAAACTCTGCAAAGGAAGCCGGCAGATTGCGGTTTAACAACTCTGTTCCTACTGCTGTTTTGAGCTTTTCCCTTTCAAACGCAGCCTTTTCCTGCTCAAACTCGCTTTTTTCTTTGGAAAACTGATATTTTTCTCTTTCCGATTCGTTCATTTTTGCAAGTTTCTTGGCTTCATCTGCTTCATCCGCCTGCTGCTGTTCCCATTTCTTCTTTGCTTTATTGAGCGCAGAAGTAATTTTTGCATCAAATGCAGACTGATAAGATTTGTTTGAGCTTAACAATTCGTCAAAGGTAGGTGTTTCACTGCCTGTTCCGCCCTCGGCAGTTTCAGTTTCTGTTGTATCAGCCCCTGTTTCTGCTTCGTTCTGTTCCTGCTCTGTTCCCTCCTCAGCAAAAAGCTGAAGATTAAGCGGTAATCTAACCGCCTTTGAATTTTGATTTCTTTCCATAGAAATCCCTCCTGTTTTTATTGCCCTTTAAGTTCTCTATAACACAAAGCCCTTAAAGTTCAATTAATATATTTCTTAATCGGCTTCTAACCGAAATAAGCATAAAAATAGCACCTTGCAATTACAAAGTGCTTAAGTCAACTATTAAATTTGGGCATAAGAAAAGCACCATACATCAAGTACAGTGCTTAATTTTTTTCTCTTGCCTTTTGAATTTCTTCTTTGTATTTTCTTACCATTTCTTTTTCTTCCTCGGTAATTTCACGGTATCCAACAACTCTGGCTTTTGGTATATCTGTCCATCGTCTATCAGTAAATAATTCCTTCTTTGACATTATTCTTCTCCTAAATAGATATTTATAATTTTATTTTGATTTTCAATCTCAATTACTTCAAATTTCTGATTTCTTTGATAAAGAACTTCTTTTTCTTTTGAATTAAATTTTGAAATGTCTCTACCTTTTGAGGAATTGATAATATGTATTTGCACCTGCCCATCAGGATTATATGTTTTTCCGAATGTAGTTGACAGATATTCGTTATAATCTATAGTATTTCCTGCTTTATAATCTTTAAGGAAGTTTTTCAAATCGTCCTCATAATCAAATAAAAGTGACCTTGTTAAACTACCTTGATATTTAGGCATTTTATCCAACGCACTATCCAAGTTCATTATAAGGTTGTTTTCTTCATCTGTCAACGGCAATCCCTGTCTTAATTTTTCATTGAGTATATATGATTTACTGCTTATGTATTGATTTAACGCATATTTTTCATCATCAGATAAAACATATTTCTTATACCATTCATCATAAGACATATCGGCAGGAACTTTCATTCCCTTGCCTGTTATCGGATTTCTTGCCCAGCGTGTTCGCTCTGCCCTGTTCTCATTTTCATATGCAGGAACAATAACAGAACGGATGAAGCGGCGGAAGATTAACACCGATTTCGGCATCATCTATATTGAACACCTTTAAATCAAGCTTTCGGCACATTTCAGATGTTCGCAAATCCAGTGTTGCTATAAAACGGTACTTGGTAAAGCCTGCCGCTTTTAAGCCCTCTAATGTACCCTGATTGCTGAAATAATTTACCTCTGTTCTTACTAATCTGCTTGTTATAAAACGCTGTGCTTTATCAGGACTATCGCCGATTACTCTGCCTTTCAGCTCGTTGCACATTTCGTCCAAAGTCCACCCGGCAAGGCAGCCTGTTTCAATCGTTTCTGCAA